TATCAGCCATTTCTTAATCCTTTATGGGCGGACAGGGTGACTAGGGCGGTCATGCTATATACTCCACCAACATACCGCGCTGGAGAACATCAGAACTTGCGGTGCCTTGGCCGGTAATTTGCACGGGGTTTGCAATTGCTGCGTTGATAGATGCTACAGTAGTTGCAATGATAGTTGATTGCATAACTACACCACCCTGCACTAGGGTAATGGCGCAAGTTGCAAGGCCGCTTGCCCGCCACATAATTTCCCCGTCAATTCTCCATGCGTTCGCCTGCGAAGTCGTTAGGCTTAGTGTCGCAATTTCAGTTCCCGCAAAAAACAACTTTATGGTCTTTGCGTTCGCGTTGTTTGCAGTAGTTCCCCACGCAGTTACGCGAAGGGCCTGCCCCACTGAACTAAACGCATTGGCTGGTAGGCTGTATGACATAAGGTTGTCTTGGCCGGTGTCGACATTGCCGATCGCAACCGCCTGCTTGGATACAACCCCCGGCGCTATGCCGTAGCTCGTTGAATCACCTATTTGTGGCGTAAACTGTTTTGCACGAATACCTGTGCCTGCGATTTGTGTAGTAGTCCCAAACACTGCGGAGCTAACCGTGCTGTTGTTGGTTATTATGCTAATTCTTCCGCCAAAACAAAGGAAGTTTTTTGCGTTTATTTGAGCCTCATCACCAGAACTGGGACAAATGACATTCCTTAATTCAACGCCCCGAATATCGCCAGTATAGATTGCCCGGTTGCCTTCTGGGCCTGTTATCTGCGTGTTGCTGATTGTGAGATTTAACTCACACGGTTCTGCGTAAATCGTCCAGCCTTTGTTTACTTCAAACCAGCAATTGTCAAATGCCCCATAGGCCACCCCAATTTCGTCATCGGTTGTTGATCTGATGCGAACTGCGCCGGTTGCAACATCTGCGGTAGTTCCGTTGCCACTCATATCTACGCCGTAGAACGAGAAGCCGTTGCTTTGCACAATATCGACGCCAAGCGTGGTGTTGGCTGAAATGACCCCGCCATAGAATTGAATTAAATTTGCGCCAACCGCACTTGAAACATTCGCCTTGTAACCCGTATTGTTCAGCCGAAGCATTGTGCTGTGGGCTGAAAAAACAAGCGAGCCACGGTTGTCTAGGCCGACATCGCAAGCCTCAATCGAAACAAAATCAAGGCGAAAGCGCGCCCAAGTTGTAAGTCGAAGCCCGTCATGCGCCTTGGCGTTGCCGACAAGTCGTAAGTTTTTAATCGTGCAATATGTAGAAGTCGGCGCAACAGATGCGCTAAGATCGAGGATGGGTGTTGTTGTCGCGCCTGTCTTGCGTAGTATTGTACCCCATGCACTCGCGCCCTCGATTTCAATGGACACCGCGCTTGCCCAGGTTTTACTGATCGACGTGACCAGATAGTCACCGCGAGGAAGATAAAGCCTTCCCCCGCCCGCAGCAAAAACAGCGTCCAAAGCAGCCTGAATAGCAGCCGTATCATCCGTTACGCCATCGCCAACAGCACCGAAGTCCTTGACCGAGACATATTGCGCCAGTTTGGCTTCGACGTTAGTAATGACGCCGCCGGTAAATGGTGGGTCGTATGTTACAATCGATGCGTCTACAGCACCAGTAGTTGTCTGGATTGCGGTGGTAAATTTCACTTCGCCGCCGACGTGTACGCCGGCTGTAAACGTCACGGTAGTGCTGTCTGTTTCCAGATAGCTGTCACCAACATACTGGTTGACGCCGTCGATGTAGACCGACAGCGAGTTAGTGGCGGGCGCGTAATTGATCGTTGCAAGGTTGAATACCGTTTGGCCAGCGGTGGCCGTAATGACTTCTTCTTGGATCGTGTAGCTGACGAAGTTTGAGTTGACGCCCGTAATGTTGTCATAAGTACCGATCAGGATGCTTGTCGCTGTCTCAATAACAAACTTATAAACCAGACCATCAGTCAACCAAATCTCGCCGCCAGGTACGCGCCCTGCGCTGTCCAGAATGATGGGGTTTGCGTGCGGCGTAGCGCCAGACGCGCTGGTGTATGCCGCTTGCGGTGTAGTCGTGCCGCTTGCGTAGGTATAAATCTTGCCGCCCGACAGAATAACACCGTTATTATCGAAAAACTGTGCCGCAAAGCCGCCGATGGGTGATGGGGTTACTGGCATCTAATTACTCCAACAGCAACAATCCCCCGTCCTCTTGGACGAGGTTGTCACCAATTTCAGTTTCGAGATTTCCTTGCGCTTGATCCGGACCATAGCCCGAAAAAAACGATAAAATCCCGCCCAGACCCAAAGCCACACCGTTACGAAGAGCGCCGCCGAAGCCCATATATCAGTTCCGATTGATCGGTTTGCAGTACACCGTACCGCCTGTAGACACCTGAATGGCGCTTACGCGCCAAGGCGAACCATTAGTGTTGACAGTCAGCACAAAAGGGATCGGCGTAAACGCAGGGATCGGTGTGCTGGCGGTCGTAGCGACTGCGCCAACGCCGACTTCAACGTAGCAAGCCTGATCCGACCAGACCACAACGCCTTGCGCGCCAGGGGGCCATGTGCTTGTGCTGCCAGCAGTGCCAGTATAAGCTACGTTGTACGCAGGGTAGTCAGCTTTGCTTAGAGGGTTTAAAAGTTCCATATGTCGCGTCCTCAGGCCAAAAATTTAAGTTTGTACAAAGTTGAATAATACAATCCAAAAATCTCGTCGATAATGTTTTGGATTGGTGTACAATCCTTATCGACAAATTTATACCGCATTTCCTCGATTTCGTCTACCTGACCTTCGAGAAACTCGACAATGTTGTTAGTCTTCTTGGCTGACATAAGCGAAATAGGGCCGATTAGGCCGTATTTTCCTTGGTAAGCCTCTGCAAATTTGTCTGTCACATCAACTATGCCAATATAAAATTTCTGCAACGCTTTATGCTTTGCGTAGCTGCGTGTGCTTAGATGCGTCGAGTGAGCCACATCGCGCGCAAGAAACAATGTGCCTATAAAATCAGCGCAATTCATTACATCATTCCTTCAAGGTCTTGTTCTTGCGGAGGCATTTCAGGCTGGTCGACTAGTTCTGGGGGCATTTCAAGCTGTTCGCCCATTTCCACGGGTATTTCAGGCTGTTCGCCCATTTCCACGGGTATTTCAGGCTGTTCGCCCATTTCCATGGGCATTTCAAGCTGTTCACCCATTTCAGGCGTTTCTGGCATCTGTTCGTCCATCTGCGGTACTTCGCGCATTTCAGGTAAACCGCCGATCAAGTCGCCTGTATCCAGCGCGCCTGCAATCGTACCCATGACAATATCCTGAATTTGTTCAGGTGTCATGCTGTTTTGAACCGCCGAGATACGCTTGGTTTCGGCTTCATACGCCTGCACTTCAGCTTTGTACTTGTCGATGGAGATTTTTTGCTGTTCCGCGCTGTCTTGAATGTTTTCCATGATGTCAGAGACGCGGTTAAGTTCTTGCGACAAGGCTTCCATTTGCTGTTGTGCGGCGGCCATTTCAGGTGATTGGTCGCCTTCAGACAACACTTTAGGGTCAAGAATTTTTTTGAACCGGTCTGCCATTTCCTGCGCGCCAGGCCAATCCATGTTCTTAATAAACAAATCGCCTGCAACAGACCAAAGTTGAGGGTTAGACTGCAAAATTTGGCTCATAGCGTCCAGCGCCTCTTGACGCTTAGTCATGTAGCCGGGGCCAGTTGTGACCATTACGTCGTATGTGCCAATGCTGGGGTTGTAAATTTTTTCGATTAACCCCCCGGTTTGCTGGTCACGGATTTCACGGACAGGGTTTTCCTGCGACGGGTCCATTTTGACCATGCTGACTTCGCCGTCAGCGCCAATAATACGCGCAATACGCTGCGTGTCGTAGATTTTAGGTATAAGATCGACAATCTGGCGTGTAATATGGCGAATTGCGCGCGCAAGGTTGTCAACGTAATGGTAAGTTCCAACATCCCCCTGCTTTTCACGGGCGATAATAGCCTTAGCAGAGCGTTCGTTGCCTTGTTGGCCTAGTGATGCGTCATACTGGCCTGTTGTAGCCTTAATATCCTCTCCAGCGCCCATTTTAGCCTGAATAAGGCCCGTCTGGGGTAGCGGGGGTTGCGCGCGGATTGGTAGCGGAAGTACGCCGCCGGCGCCGTCTGTAACGTCAGGGTTGACTTCCAAATACGGCCAGTTGGTCGTGTTAGCCGTCTTCCACTGCTGCTCGTAGCCTTCAAACTGCCCGCCGTAACCGATAAACGGTGCTTTAGGGGCCAATGCAAGCATCTCTGCTTCTTGGCTGGTCCAGTAGTTGTACATACGCTGGGCGTCTTTAGCATTCCGAACAAGGCCAGAAATGTATATTTGACCGTCAACTTCCCATTCGTTGCCAATTACGCGCACGACAGGTATCCATTTGCCGGGCCATTCACGTTCGTCAAGAGTATCAAAGCCATTGGTTTTTATCCACATGACTTTTTTACGGTTTACTTCACGTTTACGAAGCGGTTTACCGTACAACTCAGTAAACTGTTTGTCTTCTGGGGAGCCAGCAAACGCAGTTTGATTGTTTGGGTAAAGGTGAAGGCTTTTATTTTCATAGTCGTAATAAAAATACTCCGCAATGCGGATCGTATCTTCTTGAAGCCATGACGAAATACCTTGGTCGCCAACGCCTTGGCTGTACAGCGTGCTAATGGGTGTTGCGTCAGGAAACAAGCGTTCGTATTCATCTTTAAGGATGTCTTCAGTGATAAAACACCATTCAGCGTCGGCGCCGCATGGGTCTTGAATTGTAGGGTCCATGTAAACACTAAATGCGTTACGGACGCGGCCAATTTTAAGGTCTTGGTCAAACGTCTCGTCGGTGCAATATTCGGTTAGCAACCGGATATAGCCTTCACCGTAAGTGACCTGGTTGTCGCAAGCAGTGTCATACGCAACGTCGGCGTCTGACATATACTCGATGTGACGCACCACACCGTTAAAAATCTCTGCTATCTCTACATCAGCGTTGTCGTCTGCGGGAATGACTTTACCGTTAGGGCGGTTCTGACGCTGTTCGTTTGTCACCTGACGAACGTGCTGCGGCAACTTGTTAATTGTTAGACATGGGCGGGCGTTAATAGCTTGCCCTTGCACGCTGCCGCGCGTTGACAGCACATCTGAAGGCCATTGCCAATGGTTGTCTGGCGATCCAGCCATAAACTTTAAATCATCTAGTTCGTCTTCACGGCTGTCTGAATACGCAGCCTGCGCCATCATAAGACGGCTACGCATGGTAGCCATCTTGTCGTGATCGTCGCCAGATGTCTTAGGTGCGTTAGAACCTGCATTGGCAACTTTGCCGGCGGCGTTAATACCTGTGGGGTCTGCCATAAACTATTTCTTGCCTTTGCTGGCGGCTTTACGCTTTACGCTGTAAGCAATAGCGACTGCTTGTTTCACAGGTTTCCCGGCGTTTACTTCAGCCTTGATGTTCTTGCGAAACGCAGCTTTGCTAGGTGATTTAACCAGCGGCACTTTACTTCTTTTTCTTTGTCATTGGTGTTGATTTCATAGTCACCGTTGTCCGGATTATTTGCACGGGCTTTATTTTTGTAGGGCGTGTAATCTTATCAGGCATTTTAGCCGGTTTATACTTAACTGCGGGACGTTCGCCGGCGGCGCGCATATCAAGGTCGGCGTCTGTTGCGCGCCGGCCCGAACTGTCGGTCGGGCGGGTCGAAATACCTTCACGGGGCATTGACCGGCGTGAATTAGTTGGCTTTTTACCTGATGGCATTTACTTACCCCTTTTAGCTGGCTTGGCCGTCTTGGCGCTTTCTCTAAAACTCTTGGTAGTAGGGGCGCCTTTAGCGCCTACTTTACGCATTTTTTCGCCTGACCCAGCCGCAATGCGGGCTTTCTTGGCGTTGATGTTAGCATACAAGCCTTTTTTAGACGCCATAATTAACTCGCCATCCAACCTGTAGAAACTCCAGCGGAAGAATATCCCCTTGACACGCGTCTGTCAACGCGTCCTTGTCTGATGTCGTTTGATGCTACAGGAAAGGCAAACGTGACCGCTATGGCGTCTGCTGCGTCAGGTGACGCCAGCCCGCGAGATTTCATATCTTTCTTGCTTTCAAGGAACAATGTCCCCTTGCTGTCAGGCTTGGTACGCGGGCTGATGAGGTCTGTTTTTAAAAATCTATCTGTCGGGATGTGGCCTGTGCGTAGCCACTCACGCATGGCGCCCCACATCTCGGCGCGTTTGTTACCCCACATCAGTTGGTTTTTGGCTTTATTACCAAAGTTTACCCCGCGTATTTTGTACCGTTGCTCTTTTAATCTGTCTACGACGCCGGCGCCTAGCCCGCCTTCGTCGATGCAGACCAGGGCGGGTGTAAACTGCTCTATGGCGTCGATAACATACCCCGCCACTTCCATAGTGTCGGCGCCGCGGTGTCTTCGCAATTCTAAAATGTCACGCCCCTGGCGTATAGCGATGACGGTAGCGTCGGCCCCAAAACGTGCTGGGTCTACCCCTATGTTAATCGGCGCGCTGGTGTCTTTAATAGGTAGCCGTTTCATGGCGTCGTCAACTATGTTGCTGCCGATAAACTGGTCATCGCCTTCGCTGGGAAAGTTACCGTACACTTCGACACTGGCTTGGTAGCTGTCTGGCCCATATTCGTCGATGATGCGCTGGTACACATTTTTATCTGTGCCTTCGACATCGCGGGCGTCGATAACCCGTGTTGACCAGAACGCCCGCTTGCTGTGGAATGTTTCGTAGAAATATCCTGTGTTACGCCGCGGGTTGGAGAATGCCAGATGGAAGCGGTGCGGCGTGTTCTCCGTAAAGAAACCATCACTGACCGACCAGATGCTGTCGGGTATACCGCTGGCTTCGTCGAAGATCAGCATCACCCCGTCGAAGTTGTGGACGCCGGCGTAAGCGTCAGGGTTTTCTTCGGACCACAGCCGGCCTTCGACTGACCAGTAGCGTGTGCCTTTCTTCAGGTCGCGCTCGACCAGTTCAGTTAGCCACTTGGCGGGCATGATGCGTGTGGCTGCTATCTCAAACCAGTGACTGTTGAGCGACATCGCCAGCCACTTGGTAATTTCCGCCCATGTGACTGAGCGTAGCTGCGCCTCGGAGTTTGCCGACACGATTGTAGTAGAGCCGATCCGTGAGGACAGCATCCAGATCACCAACCACGAGACTAGGGCAGACTTGCCAATACCGCGTCCGGACGCCACCGACTCCCGAAACGTACTGAAGTCTACCTTACCTTGGTTCTCTTTGATGTGGTCGCGCAGGTCTGCAAGTATCTGCCGCTGCCATTTGCGAGGGCCAGGGAAATGTTCCAGCGGTGTACCAGCTTGGCCCCACGGGAATGTATATAGCACAAACGCTAGCGGGTCATCCTTCAGGCTCGGCGACCACAGCCGCGCCATCAACTCCATCTCGTCTTGGGCTGAATACATCGGTGCTTGCATGACTGCGGGTATCCTCTAGCTGGGTCGCGGCGGGGATGTCAGTGTACAGCCCCTCGATGACGCGCGTTCGTGCTTTTTCTAGCGCGCCTGTAATGCTTATCTGTTGGTCGATATTCACGTCGATCTGCTGCTTGGCTACCCAGCCGTGCTGATGCTTGAGTATTTCCAGCGCCGCTTTGCTGTCGCCATCGCGCGCAGCCTCATACATAGTCTTGCCTGACGTATACTCGCCATCAGCCCTGCCTTTGATCTCAGCCATCTCAACTAGCGGGTCGGCTTCCGCCAGCACGCGAAACTGACGCGGGGTCATGCCGGCGGCCATAGCGAGGCTGTCACCCTTCAGTCCATACTTCGCCGCTTCATAGACAGACTCTAACCGCGCCTCGGTGGCCTGTATGCGTTCGGGCGTAAATGGCAGTGAATAAAATGTCATGTGCAAGGATGATAATCTACTGGGCGCAGATACGCAACAGGTTTGGTTGCGGGGGCATATAAAGTTTTTTAAAAATAAAAATCGTTTGCACTTTCTACAAAAATAAAAATCGTTTGCTACACCTGACAGTAACACACACCCACCCACCGGCCCTGCACCCCCCACCCCCCTGCCAGCCTACGTTCTGCTTTTGTTCTTGCTGCCAGCTTTTAAAATGGCCTTTCCCCTTCCAGCTTGCGTATCTGAACGCAAAAACCATTTAGCTGCGCTGTTGCGACCATTCGCAATAGCTGCGCTGTTGCGACCATTCGCAATAGCTGCGCTGTTGCGACCATTCGCAATAGCTGCGCTGTTGCGACCATTCGCAATAGTGCGCCTAGTT